AGTGGCGATGTTCATCTTGTACATGATTCTGAACAAGTATTTGTGATACACTGGATTATATGAGCCACACGGAAAAACCGAAGGTGAAGAGTTCACTGAATCCAAAACAAGAGAAGTTCTGTCAGTTATACGCAACCGATCGAGAGTTTTTTGGGAATGGTACACAGTCGTACATCGAGGTATATGATCCAGACAAGAGTAAGCCAAATTGGTATAAGTCGTGCCAGGGATCGGCTTCGAGGTTGCTATCAAATCCTATCATCCTTCTACGAATCAACGAGATTTTGGAGAAAACGGGGATGAATGATGTGGCAGTTGATAAGCAAACCTCATTCCTAATTCACCAACACGCAGACTTCACAAACAAACTCGGCGCGATCCGAGAGTACAACAAAATAAAAAACCGATACCCCAAGCAAAAACTAGAGATAGCGCATACTTTCAATTCCGTTGAGATCGAGAGATTTGCACCGAGGGAGAAGAAATGAAGCAGATTACATTTCGCCAGCTACAAACTAGATTACCGAGACTAAACGAGTTGCCAGTTCAAATCACTAGGTACGGAAAGGTAATAGGAATCCTCGTTCCCGCCTATCAACTTGAGGATGTTACAGCAAAAGCAAAAGTCTTACAGCAACATTCGGAAAATGTTGTAGAAGATCCAGACTCTAGGCTTGGAAAATGTGCAAACCCAAGATGCAAGGCTTTTGGAGAACTTGCTCGTGATCAATTTCTCGCCTTCCATGAAGTTCTGGGGGAAATGAAAAAGATTGATGGTCTTGTGTGCAAAAAATGTATGACCGAAAGTGAGAGTTACTATGACTGATCAATGCTGTATGGCCTGTGGTCTATTGAATCCACTAGAGCGATGTCACGTCATACCTCGAAGGTTTTTGAGAGCCATAATTGATCGAAACTCTCTTCAGCAAAGACATATTGAGTGGAGCAGAGAGTTTTTCTCTGAGAGAGAATGACAGACCAACCAACCAAAATCCATCTACCCTACAACTACACTCCGAGAGACTATCAACTCCCCGTTCTTCAGGGACTCGACAAAGGCTACAAACGCGCTGTCGTGGTGGCACACCGTAGGTGGGGGAAAGACAAGCTCTGCATCAATCATGTGGCCCGAGAGATGTTTTCTCGCATAGGGAGCTACTACTACATCCTTCCAACATACGCACAGGGCAAGAAGGTCATTTGGGACGGTCGCGATCGAGATGGATTCAAATTCACTGACCATATCCCCCAAGCTCTTCGCCTACGCACAGACAATTCAAATATGCTTATCGAGGTCAAGAAACCAAGCAATTTGATGACTGAAGATGAGAAGATCCGCGCCAAAGCGGGAGATAAAATTCCTGGTTCGATATTTCAAGTAGTGGGGTCGGACAACATTGACTCGATAGTGGGCGCGAACCCTGTCGGAATCGTGTTCTCTGAGTGGGCGTTGCAAGACCCCGCTGCTTGGGATTATCTTCGACCTATCCTGGCTGAAAATGGTGGATGGGCTATCTTCATCTACACAGTTCGTGGCAAGAATCACGGCTGGACTACTGCTCAGATTGCAAAGAAGTATCCTGATTTGTGGCTATACATCAATCAAACAGTCGAGGAGACCAAAGCAATTCCCGCTGAGATTCTGGCACAAGAGCGACTAGAGATCATCGAAAAGGATGGCAACGATGATTTGTATATGCAGGAATACATGAATGATTTCGGCATCGCGATCAAGGGTTCATATTTCGGCGACCTATTCAAAAACATCGATGAAGAGGGTCGGATCACCCGCGTTCCCCATGATCCAAATCACTTGGTCTATACCGCATGGGATCTTGGACTCGATAACATGAAGGTGTGGTTCATCCAGCGCGTAGGACGGGCGTTTCATCTCATTGACTACATGGAGGGTGTAGAAGGTGGATTTCGAGGATTCTTGGCTGAGATGGCAAAGAAACCATATCACTACGGCAAAATGTACCTTCCACACGATGCTACAGCTCCAAGCGGCAACGATGGAGAGACTCGCAAGCAGATCGCCATTGAGCTAGGACATGAAGTGGTTGTGGTAGCCACCAACACATTCGGAGTCGATAACGGGATTGAGTCGGTCAAAGGATTGCTCCCCAAATGTTATTTCGATCAGGACTCAACAGTCAATGGTATCTCAGCTCTTCGAAGCTATATACACGAATGGGACGACAAGCTCAAAACATTCAAATCAAACCCACTTCATAATTGGGCTTCACACGGATCTGACGCACTTCGTACTTTTGCTGTAGGATGGAAGGATGATGTCGGTGGTCAAGTTACGACACAATCTGATCACAGCGCAAACGAACATCAAGTTGAAGTAGAGGTAGACCCATATGAGTGATACATTCGTCCCACACAAAGAAGAAATCATGGTAGTCATCGAGGTATCGAGGAAGGAAGCGTTGGTCATCCAAGAGCTTCGACAGTGTGTGTTTGGTAGCGTAACTGTCCACAAAGCCAATGGGACTATCACCCGCGTTGAACCTCACCTGAGTAAATTAGTTGATGAGAAGAATGAATTGACCATACCGATTGTGAGTCAGTAGACAATTTGCTACACTGAGATCATACTCGTAATATAGGAGATACTATGCACACGCTCAAAGAAGAAAAGAAAAAGAATGAAACGTTGAGCTACGACATGATGCACCCCACCTTCTCTCTCAAAGCCTCACAGCTCCCCGAAATCAAAGATTGGTCAGTTGGGAAGAAGTACAAAATGGAAATCGAAGTTGAGATGATTGGATCGAACAAAGACGAATACTCAGAGAAGCAAGAACTATCAGGCAGATTCAAAATCACCAAAATTGGCGTAGAAAAAGAAGAGGATGATGCCAAGAAGGGATACACATGAACGATCAACAAGTTGAAGGCGTACTCGGATCTACCGAGGTCACTGGACTCATGAAAATTCTCACAGCTGTTGGGTATAAGGATGGCATGGTCTATGCTCGTCACATCCCAGGCGATGAGAAGGATATGTTCTTGTGGGATGCCGTATGGAAGGGGCAACTCTACTCAAGTTATATCGTTGTGACCCATGAGAAGGGTGTAGAAGTCTCTCAGGATGTGATCGATAACTCCCGCGATATATGTTATGCGGGTGCTTGCGCCACAATCGACTACCAGCGCGGCGATGGACTCACTGACGAAGAGAAAAAAGCCGTTGAAATGCTTGAAGCTAATCGAAGTAAAGTAGAATCAATGGACGAACCCACAAAGGAATAATTATGGGAAAATCTGAATCATCAAATCAGGAAGAAGAGGTGAGAACAGCCAAAGATTATCCTGGGCTACTCGAACAGGTCAAAGAAGAGTACGATCAGGCCTGGAAGCATCAACAACCCAAGAAAAAGCAGTGGGAAGTTCGCCTGAAGCTCTACAACAACCAGAAACGCGACACCAAGGCTGTAGGTGATGTCACCCTCTTCACGACCATGCAGACAGTTTTCGCCTCTCTCTATGACGACCGATTGATGGTTGCCGCTGGTGGTCGCGAGGAAGGTGATGATCAGCAAACTGAAAACATCGATGCGATGGCTGAGTTTGACTATGAGGAAATGCAGAAGGACCAAATCGACTACGATTGGGACTTCGATGCCGCCTTCTTCGGTCGAGGTATTCTCTCGATGGAAGAGTTCATTCGTAACCCTGATGAGCTACAATTCTACCCACTACCAGAGATAATTGATCCATTTATTTTCCTTCGTGACCCTGATGCCAAATCAATCAATGGTCGCAAGGATAGTAAGAAGGGTGCAGCTCGCTTCATGGGATACCCAATCAAAGTCACCCGCATGGATCTCAAAAAGAATCCACACATCTTCGATAGTGTCAAAAAGGGCGAGGGTACTGCACTCAACTACGGAACTCCTACATTCTCACTCCTTCAGGATGCTATCGATGCTCGCAACGAAGCTCAGAACCGAGGCGGGACTCGCCAATTCGACAATGAGAACAAGCTGGGCGCAAACTCACAACACGAAGCACTCATTTGGTACACCTTCTATCAACCACTTGGAGAGGATGGGAAGCCAACTGACGAAGATCCAATCCGCTTGAAATGCTGGACAGCCAACGAGAGAAACGAACTCATCGGCGTTCAAGAACTCAAAGAGGACTACTGGAAGCTCGTAGATCGTCCCCTCTACCCCACAGCTCATGATTGGGATGGTGTATCCATTCCTGACTTGGTTGAGGACAAGCAGCGCGCTAGGGCGGTCGTCTTGAACCTCGTACTGCAGGCCATGAAGAGCGATGTCTACCCGATGTATATCTATGACACGAACAAAGTCACCAACAAAAAAGACCTCAAGATCGGATTCAACAAATTCATCTCAGCTGACGGCAAGAATGAGCCAATCGGAAATGCTATCCAACCACTCATCAAAGCGCGCCCGAATATGCCACTCATCGATTTCGTCTATACGACCCTCGACATCTCCGCTCAGAAAGCCACAGCCACTCCCGACATTCAACAGGGTATCCAATCCGAGAAGAACC